ATGTGCTACCTTTTGAGCAGATATCATCAATAATAAGGACATCTTTTCCAGGAATATAAATTCCATTTGTGATAATGTCTAATCCTAGAATTTCACCCGTTCGCCAGTCGCGTGTTTTTGATCCATAGCAGAATGGGCGTTTAAGTGCATTTCCGTATCTTTTTGCTGCACCATTATCCGGGAAGTACAAAATCATATCTCCGTTCTTGTCGATTTTATCTAAGACTGTTAATACCATTTCGCATGTGGAGATTCCACTTTTTACATTGTCAAGTAAAGCCATAGACACGTCGCTATGCGGATCATTGACATAAACACTATCAAACTTCAAAGAGTTGATAAACTCACAAAAATATTTAAGAGTAAATACTTCATCTGAATTTTTAACTCTATCCATTCTCGCATTTGGGATGTATGGCAAAATAAGCGTCTTTTTCTTTACGTCACCTAAATGCTTTGTGATATATAAGAGCGTTGCCAGTTCTTCATCACCCTCGTATTTCCATTCAATAGTGTATTCTTCCTCTTCTAAGAGTTCCAAAGGAATGCGAAGACACTGTGTTTTGTCCGGAAAATGTCCTGCTTTAATTTCAGTACCGCATAACTTAATCATTCCAAATCTCCTTATAATTTATTTCTCTCTGCTGTACAATGTTATCTCTTGTAAAAATGATTTCAAAATCTGAAACCTCTTTTGTATTGATAAGTTCAAATTCGTATACTTTATATCCAAGTTTTTGAAGTTCGAGTACGTCATTGACACTAAACCAATGTTTTAATGTTTCTTTTGATGGTG